GGATCGCGGTTGCTGCCCACGCCGATGACGTCGGCATCGAGCAGCGGCTGCTCGGCGCCAAGGTCACAGGAGAGGAACGGCATGCGCAGCCAGTCGCCCGCGGGCGCGGTGCCGTAGGTCGCCTCGGGGATCATGAGCAGACGGCAATTGGCGCCGATGGCACGGGGCATCGGAGGTCTCCGGGATCAGCGGGAGGGAGCAACGTCAGGCCAGCGGCGAGCCGGCGACGGTGAAGAACAGCGTGACGGGGACGGAGGCGGCGCGCGCAGCGGCGGCGCCCTCGAACTCGACATCCTCGAAGGCGGCGCTGCCGGGCTGCGCCCATTCCACCGCACCACCGAGGATGCGATCGGCGGTGATGGCGGCAGCGATGTCCACCAGCAGCGCATCGAGCAGGGCGTTGCGTGCGGCCGGCGTCGCACCGGCGACGGTCACCTCGACCTCAGCGCGATGCTCGATGGCCCAAGCGAGCGGCGACAGGATCGCCGTCTCCTCGACGGTCTCGCCGTCGCGGATGACGATCAGCCCGCCCGACGGCAGGCGCTGCGGCACGGTCTCGCCGCGCAGCACCAGCGGGGCGGGATTGCGGGTGGCAAGCGCCGCCGCCAGACGGCCAAGCAGCGCCGCGATTGCGGTCTCGCGCATGCTCATGGCGCCGCCCTCCCGCTCTCACGCTCCCAGGCCGCGACGAAGCGCCCGGGCAGCCGACGCAGGCCGCGCTCCGCCGCGCCCTTCACATCGAGCCGCTTGGCGAGCTTCACCTGGGGCAGCAGGAGGAACATCGGCACCATCCCCTGCTCCAGCAGGCCGCGCGCCCAGGCCTCACGCCCCTTGCGATTGGCGGTGCCGACCTCTGCGACGCCGCCCGCCACCAGTCGGGTCCGGCGACGCCGCCCGGTCTGCTCGCCCTGGCGCAGCGGCAAGCACCACACGAAGCCCCGCCCCGATTTGAACGGCCGGAGGAACGCCTGGCCGGAGGCGACCATCTGCGCCGGCGTGACGCGCAGCCCGTCGAACGCATGCGTTCGACCACCACGCCCCCGGCGTCCTCGCGCGGCGTTGAAGCCGGTCGGAATGGCCAGGAACTTCCGGCCACCCTTGGCGCGGATCAGCGCGCCGCGCTCGAAGGCATCGATGACGTTTGGCACCTTGGTGAAGACCAGCCCCGCGGGCCGCAGCGACTGGCCGGAGCGCGGGAAGATCATCGACCGCCAGGCATTGGCGATGCCGCGCGCGTTGCCCGAGAAGGCGGTGGTGACTTGCCGGCGCAGTTCCGCTTTCACCTGCTCGGTCTCGGCGCGAATGGCGCTCATGGCAGCGCGCTCGCCGGCACGGACCTCGGCCGCAAGCGCCTGCCGCAGGTCGCCGACAATGCTGGCGGCGAGCCTCACAGCGTGTGGTCGCCGGGCGGCAGGCCGGTGCGATGGCGGATGATGGCCACGGCAAGATCGTGCAGCGCCGCCTGGCCGAGGTAGCCGAACACGAAGGCAAAGAGGAACCGGCCGTATTCGTTCAGCTCAAGGAAGCCGCCGAGCGCGTAGCCAGCGCTGCCGACCAGGGCAGCGGAGGGCACCTCCCAGGCCAGGCACCAGCCGAAGCGGCGACGCTCCGGATTGTTCCAGCGCACAAAACCGCCGGCGAGGCCGGCCGCGGCGCCAAGCAGCAGGTCGCGCAGGATCTCCAGCAGGGTGAGAGCGTTCTGCGGCATGGGAGGAACTCCTATCGCTGGCAGAGGACGCGCCAGGCGATGCCAGCGCCGTCGCGCTCGGCGTGCTGGACGGTCAGTGTGTCGGGACCGAGGGTGAAGCTGTCGCCGGCGTCCATTGCGGGCAGGACGGCGATCGCGACGGTGAGGATATCCGTGGCCTGGATGACGCTGGTGCCGAAGGCTTCCGCCAGCCGGTCAGGGGCGCTGCGGACTACCCGCAGGGACACCGGAGCCCCGGTTCCGCCCGCGCGGTAGATCGCATCCGCGCCGATGTTCGGATCCGCGGCCAGCGTGTCCATCGCCGCGGCGAAGGCGTTCATCGCCCGCAGGCGCCGCGGATGCGGGCGCGCAGATCGCCATAGTCGTCGATCATCCGCGCCAGCACCGCTCCATTTGGCAGCGCGGCCATTTCCGCTGCCGCCTGACGCTGGCTCTGGGCGACATAGGGCACCACCGCGAAGCAGACCGGCTCAGAACCGGCCGGAGCGCAGGCGGTCAGCAGCGCCATCAGCGCGATACTCGGCAGATGCCGCATCGGCTCTCTCCCTGGCCTCGAGGCTGTCCTGGGCGACCTGGCGTTCGATCTCGGCGCGGCCCTGCCGCCGGCCCATGGCCAGCAGGGCCAGGACTGCCCCTGCGCCGGCCAGGGCGGCCGCGACCCAGCCACCGATGCGGGACCACAGGGCAGCGAGCAGCGCGGTCACGCTGTCCTCCGCAGGCGCCAGAGCAGGACGCCGAGGATGGCGGCGAGGATCACCGCGACAGCGACCATCGGTGCGAGGCTGCCGAGCGCCTGGATCGCCGGTGCGGCTTGAGCCGCGACGGTCGCCACGCCGGCCGCACCCACTGCCACCGCGCCGCGGCCCGTGCCCGTGGTGGTGGCGACCTGCCGCAGCGTCCCCGGCGCGGCGGGCGGCACGCCCGCCATCGTCAGGGCGCGGTCGATGACGGCGGCCGGATAGGCCAGCCGGGCGCATTCATGGGCGATGATCGCCTCGACCATGGGACGGAGCTGGTCGTGCCGGTGCAGGTCGACCTGGTCGTCGGCTCCGACGCCCATGCGCCGCGCCACCACTGCGACATAGGCGCCGGTGTCGTTCTCCCCCGGCGGGGCCCAACGATCGATGATCCGCCGGACCGTGCGCAGGCCATGACGGTCCTGGTAGGTGGTGAGCAGGGCGGCGAGAGCGCGGATGCCATGCTCGTGGCTCACGAACCGGCAGAAGCGCCCATCCGAGGGCGGATCGGCCAGCCCCTGCCATTTATTGGCCGGGATGTGCTCGATGTTCCCCGGATTTCGATTGCGATAGCCCCGCGTAGCCTTCGGATCGACGCTCATGTGCCGGACGCCGGGACGCGCAGCAGCACGGCGCGGACGGTGGTGTCCGCGGCCAGCGCCGCCACGGTGGCGAGGCCGACCTGGAAGTTGCCGGTGGCGGCGGTGGTCAGGCGCCGGTTCGTGTTGTCCCAGAAGAGCCGCGCCCCGGCGGTGATGGCCAGCGCCGGCTCCTTGCTGATGTCGAAGACGCCCTTGGTCTGGCATTCGATGACGGCGTTCTGTGCGCCATCGACGGCGGCCACGCCGAAGAGCGCGCCGACCAGCACGCCCTGGCCGGAGGTGACGCCGCCCGCATAGGGGACGGCGAGCGCCAGGCTGTCGCCGGGCTGCACGTAGTTGCGCATGGGGATGAGGTCTCCTCAGAAACACGAAGGGCGCCCCAGCCAACCCAGCCAAGCGAGTGCTTGGCCGGGGACCCGGTGTCGGGCGGCCTCTGCATGGGTTCACGATGGAAAGGTGGAGCCGGGATCAGGTGCCCGGGTTGAACCAGGCGCCGCGCCAGTCGATGGCGCCGACACCGAAGTCGAAGATCACCGAGACCTCGACACCATCCACGCCCTGGACATTGCCGGTGGTCACCTGCGGCCCCTCCGCCCCGTTCAGGTAGCCGTAGACGTAGACCGGCGCGGCGAGCGGATCGGAGAATAGGTACCAGCGGTTGGCCGGGATGAGCGGCTCGACCAGCGGCTGCACGAAGCCCGCATAGACATTGGCGTTGCTGGTCTGCGTCGCCTGGACCGAGACGGTGAGCTGGCGCGCGGCAAGTTCCTGGTTCGGCCCGACCAGGAGGCGCATGGAGGCGCCGATGGAGATGGGCAGGCCATCCAGGGTCTTTTGCTTCATCACCGCAGCGCGACCGACAGCGAGGTTGGTCAGGTCCAGCGCGGTGCCGGCCGAGGCCTTGTTGGCCCGCGCGGCGGCCGTTCCGAAGACGGCGGCGCTTCCGGTGATGAGCGTCGGCCCATCGCCGCCGGCGCTGTTCAGCAAGGCATAGGCCGTGGCGTTCTCGAAGTCCGCGACGCGCCGACCGATCATGCTGGCGAAGTCGGTGAAGGCACCGAGATCGTCGTTCACCAGCATCTGCCGCGTGACGCGGATGCGCCGCGCGAAGGTCTGCAGGAAGACCAGCTCCTGGCTCTCGGACATGGTGCCGGCCTGGACCTCCCCATTCTCCGACAGCGGCAGCAGCGTCGGGAAGTCGCCGACCCGCAGGTGGCGGTGCGGCTTGAAGTCGCGGAAGTCGCGGCGAAGGAAGAGCGTCCGGTAGGTGGGGGCCGCCGGCGCATAGGCGGCCAGCAGCATCTTGTTGGCCGCGGCCGAGAGCAGCGCCGGGAAGTCGGAGGTGGTGTGGAAGGCGCGCTCGGCGAGGATGGTCGGGTTGCGCGGCACGTTCCGCTCGCCGCGGGCGCGGAGCAGTTCGCCGATCATGTCGGAAGGGCGCCAGCCCAGGAACTCGGTGTGGCGACCGGTGGCCGGCGCCTGGTAGCCAGGCATGGTGCGGGCGGCGAGCGCCTCGGCCATGGCGTCGAGGAGCTGCGACGGGTCCTCGTTGGACGGGCCGGTGTCGGGGCGCGCCGGCAGGGAGGGGCGCGCGGCGCCGCTGGTGAAGGCCTCCCACAGCCGGCCGCGCAGCACCTCGGGCGAGACGCGGTCGCGGATGGCGGCCTCGCGCATGGTGTCGAGCATGTCG